GAATAGTTTCTGGGACGATTGGTTGAATGATTTCACCTTCAGGGAATTTAGCCATATCTTCTTCAGATACGGTTTCTAAATCTTTAATTTCAGTCTCAGTTAAACCCTCAGCTTCTTTAGCCAAGTTCTTTACGTATTTGATGTCTTGTTTAGCCGTTGTTTCCATTAGTTTCTTCCTCATCTTCTTCTAAAATAATATCATGATCAAAAGCTGTAGCTTCTGTCATATTAGACTCATCTATCTTTGTATTTGGACGATAAACTGGTCTAGTAAAATCTCTAGTTAATGTAGGTTCTTTCTTTTCCATGATTAACCTAACCCTTGGATACGTAAACGTATCTCTGTAATATACTCAGGTAAGAAGTTTTCATTAGATAAGATAACTTTCATAAAGTCATTATAGATATTAATATTTTCACCAAAGTTATTTACAATTAAATCAACCATAGGTTGTTGATAACAACTTTGAAGAAGATCAGTCATATTAATATCTAATGTGGCGACATATTGAAGAACTTGTGGTAAGTTAGCATTAATTACAGCTAACTTAGTATTCTCCATAGTTTTACGATTATAGATAGTAGAACTATCTTTATTCTTCTTAGACTCTTCCAACTCTAAAGCAGAATAAATAGAGTCTTGCTCTTTAATGATTAATCCGATAACGAAATCAACCATATGCTTATTGAAGCTACAGACTAAGAAGTCATATAATGTAGCTGCAGCAAGATAAATATTATCATCCGTTGTAGTATCGAATGACATATTACAAGAATTGCAGATAATATCAATGATATTCCGATAAGTGTCTTCTTCTACTGCATTAGTATTTTCAACATCCATTGGGAAGTTTGCACGGATATTATCAAAATTAGATTTAAATGTGTTTACTATATTAGGTTTTGGTATAATAGCAAATTCGTACCGTTTACTGATTTGATCTGAGATCACATCGTAAATATAATCACTACTAAAATTTGCTAAGATTTCAGATAACTGATGCTCATTGGCTAACTCATAGCCACTGGCTGTACTATATCCGAACATAGCTCCTCCTTACAAAAAATAAATTTGTATAAATTTACTATATTGTAACTAGATAAATAATTTTTAAACTTTATCATAAAATTTTGCAAGATTACCAGATATATGACTCTTGACATTTGGATCATCTAAACTATAGATAGAAGTAAATGCTGATGGATTTAATTCCCCTTCAGTATCATTACGTATTTGATCTATAGCATCTTTAGTCATATTATATTTATATGCATAAGCTTTCAAGAATTCAGGATCTCTAAATGCTTCTCTTAATAAAGCATCTTCCTTTTCTCTCTCAGCTTTCTCCCATTCTTGATAAGTAATCCCGTGAGCTTTAACCATGGCTTTATATTTATCCATAGGACTAACTTCATCAGGATTATCTTTATTCATATCTTGTTGTACTTGATAGATTTCATCATAGATATCTACTGTTTCTACACCGACATCAAATACAACATCATCTATATCATTATCAGTCTTAAGACCTTGCTTTGTAATACCAAAGTTTTCTTTAAGATTCTTACCTTCATACCATACATATAATGCCATGAGATAAGAGAAAGTTAAATCGTCATGAGTATTAGTAGAATGCTCTATCTTACCATTACGTTTAACTTCTAAACCAATAAATTCATCATAAAGTTGTCTAGTAACAAACTTATCTTTATGATTATCCATACGCTCTCTTAGGATTTCCATTAAGAGTTCACGTACATTCTTAGTTGAATCAAGACCAAATACTTTAACTAAAGCTTTAGTCTTCTTAATTGCCCCAGGACCTTCAAAACGTTCTTCGAGTATCTTTTCTTTATGCTCAAAGTATAAGTTCTTAGAGATACCTGCCTTCTTAAGTAATGCTATGACTGACGCTCCAAAGCCACCATTTCTTTCCACGTTTATTACAACGTTTGGCATATACTTTTGTGTCAATTCAACTATAATCTTAGCCAACTCAATTTGACTAATATAGTTACATTTAAACGTACCGATAACTTTAGTAGTCTTACTATCAATAATAATGATAGCAGAACTATCTCGTCTATAACCACCAGATACGTCGACCCCCATTATTGGAGGATCTATAGGTTTACCATTTCTAGCATAGTCTATCTTACCATATAAGTTAACTTGGAATTTACCACCTAATACTTCAATGACAGTATCAGGATCTTTAGTTAAGCGAGATACAGTTTCTAATTCATCTAAAGTAAATGGAGAGTTTTCAGAACCTTGAGACCATTCAAGAAGTACTTCACGACGAATGTCTTCCCAACGGTTATTCATAGTTCTACAGATTTCTTTAAACCATTCTTCAGACTTGCCAAGTTGAGCATAACTAAACTTGATATAGACAAATGTAGATTTAGTATTAGAATTCATTATATCCATTATCTGTTGATATGATTTATCATACCAAGATTCAGCAAATGGAACAGCATCTTCTTTCATTTGATAAGCGAAGACACCTTCAGTTGATGTTAAGAATCCTGGAGTTGTAGTAAATAAGATACCATAAGGTGCACCATTTGCTCTAGCATTATCGGCAGCTCTCTTGAATGCAGGAACTGTATTAAGATAAATGATTTCATTATATGGTGCAAATCCCCATTCGTCACCCCACAATAAAGGAATAGATTTACCACGTAATGTATTTTGTGCAGCTGTCTTATTACGAGCAGATGCTACAGTGATAATCTTATTTCTATTAACAGCATGCTCAAGTCTCAATACTGTATCTGATACTTTAGCATTCTTACCATCTCTTGTAAATGTTTGATCCATACGTAAATATGGAGGTAAGCATTCACGTAAGTTTTTAAGAGTTTGTAAGTTATCTTTGGAGCCTTCTAATGCTTTATGCATAAATGCAATAGTAGAGTTAGATGTACCAAAGTTAAATAAGTGTAAATATCTAACGTCAGCTGATAATGTCTTACCATGCTGACGAGGGAGTTCCAAGAATATATTCATATTATAGATGGAGCAGAAGAATAATGCCATATTACCACGATGTAGTTCTAATGGAATACCTTTACCGCTACCACCTTGGTCTGGTACACGTACTACTTCACGAGCGAAGTACCAGAAGTTTACCATACACTCAGCTAAGACCTTACTTTTATAGTAGGTACTTAAATTTGGATCATGTGGATCTATACCAGCAAGGTCAGGATCTAGGAGTGCAAGCATGAATTTATTATTCTTTATTCCAATTGCCTTTAAATACTGATGCATCTTTAAGAAGCTAGTATTTCTTGTAGACATTTGATAATAAATCTTCATAAATACCTCTAGAGTGATATATTATAGACATGATATAATGATATAGTTATTTATAGATAGGAGGTTATATCATGCTATTTTCAATTAAGGAAATTAAATTATTAAACAAGGAGTTTAGACCAACAGTAGTAATATACTATATAGTATTATTACTTACATTAGTCATCATATGTGGTTCAGTAGTAGATCCACATTTTATGGTTAGATGGTTATACTATCTAGTAATGAATACCACCAATAATATCAATACTGCAACAACAGCAATGCTATTTGGTAACTTCATTAAATTACTATGTATCTTCTTGTTAGGAAGATATGCTCATCACTTATATAGATTCATTCATATAAGAATCTATGGTAAGAGAAAAAAATTATAAGCTTAATATCTCCCATAGGATTCTAAGATCCTATGGGAGGTAATTATCTTATTTTTTTTCTTTTGCTGCTTTTTTAGCTTCAGATACTTTTTCTTCAGCATCTTCAACAATTTCTTCTTCTTTTACTGGAGCAGCAGTAGGTTTTTCTTCTTTAGCTTTAGAAGTGTCAGCTGCTTCTTTTTCTTTTTTCTTAGCTTCTTCAGCTGCTGCTTTAGCTTCGGCAGCTTTACGAGCTTCTTCCTCAGCTTTAGCTTTTGCAGCTTCTTCTTCCGGAATAGTAGGAACAGCTTGGGAGTTATAG